CCTTGGCGATACAAATTGGCCATCTGTCGCAAGCGCCGCAGGCTTCGCAGTTCCCTAGGGTCGCGGTTAAGCCCTAACATTTCGTTCAAGGCGGACGGCTTCGCCGCCGCTTAACTCCAGCGTTAGACCCCGATAGGAATTTTCGCAGATGATTCAACAGATCTTCTTTGTATTCCTAAGCTCCTTGGCGGCAGGACTCGCGCTCATGCTCTTCGCAAGGCTTTCTGGTGCTCGTTTCAATCCTGGGGCTACCGCGGGAATCGTGTTCGGCATCCCGTTAGCCGTTGCAATCATTCAAGGTACAGGCATGGAGCAGCGCTGGCATCCGCTGGTGTTTGGCTTGTCGGTCGCGCTTTGTAGCATTGTGTTCACGGGCATTTGGCGTCATCGCAAGAGTGGGGTCTAACTACTCGTTCAAGGCGGACGCGCGGGATGAAGTTTCCGGTGCAATCATGCGTTGCGGCCCGCACGGCCGCTTAGCTTAGGCGTTAGACATAAGCATGCTCAACGCGATGCCCAATTTGATCTTCGAGCAGTTCCTATCGCCCGTAGGTCGCGCCGCAGCAACCGCGGAATTAGCCAGCCGAGGCGCGCTGGCAATTCCGGTTCTTGTGTCGTTATTTGACGGCTCCGCTCGTAACAACTACGGCATTCCTTATCGGCAACTCGGCACACCGCTAGATTGTGGCTTGGTTGCTGCTCGTTCCCTTGGGGTCGCTGCTCGACCGCTTGAGCCTTTTCTTCGCAACGAGCTTCGCGCAGGCCATCCCTACGCGGCAGGAGCTTTGGGTGCGCTCGGCTTACTGTCCGACGAGTCGGTTTGCGCGCTCGCCGAGGCCCTGCGCTCTGATCCGCTCATAGCGTGTGAGGCTGCGGCAGCACTTTCTCTCTGCAGCGCCACCAACCATGCTGCAGTCAAAGAGGCTTCAGCATCTTCCACAATAGCGACCAAGGCACTAGCTATGGTTTCGGCAAGTGTCTAACTACTCGTTCAAGGCGGACGCCTTTGGCGCCGCTTAACTCCAGCGTTAGGCAACCAGGAGATGTACGTGAATATCAGCGGATGGAATCGACTGTTGATTTCTTTGTCAGTAGCTTGGATCTTGTGGAGTAGCCTCGACATTCTTGCCCATTACCCGTCAATAACTCCGCAACTTGCTTCCTCACTCACACCGAATTCATTCTTCAGCATAGTTGCCACAGGGAATAGCGCCGATCCTTTTCACGTAGTTACACACTATTTGACAGCCGTTAGCTACATCCTCCTTCCACTGTTCCTTCTTTGGGCCTTCGCAGCCGTCGTTCGCTGGATTAGGCGAGGCTTTCGGCAAGGTGTTGCCTAACCACTCATTCGAGGCGGATGGCTTCGCCGCCGCTTAACTCCAGCGTTAGGCTTCTAGCATAGGGACAGCTATGAAAATTAAAAAATGCGCTACATCCGCCACGCTTTTGTTTGTGTCTTTCAGCGCAAAAGCGGCGGAAGTTGCGTCGCAGGCTCAGGATGCAGCCGGTCAAACAGGCGCATCAGCGATTTGGATTCTTGCAAACCTCAGTTACGCCGGTATGCGTGCTCAAAACAGTGCAAGTGCAGGCTGGCGAATTCTGTCGTTTCTGTTTGGCTTTCCCGGCACATTTCTGAGTTACCTTGTTGTCGTTGAAGGCAGCGAACGTGCTTATGGTGTAGACATTCCGCGCCGGAAATAATTGTCGGCACCGAAGCCTAACTACTCATCCAGACGCACGGCTACGCCACCGCTTAATTCAAGCGTTAGAGTACACAAGGAAGTTCATGGCAATTAACAGGAATCCTGGGTTTTTCCTACGCTGCTGGAATGGAAGTGCCCGGTTGTGGCAGGCATATTGGCTTGTTGGGGTCATAGGCCAGCTTTTCGTTATTCTGTTACTTCAGCTATCTGACACGCTTTTTTGGCATGGCCCACAGGACAATTTTTGGGTCAAGCCGGCTGCTGCAGCCGTTTTCATTGTGTGGCCAATTTTTTCGGGCGTAAGCATCTGGCGTTGCGCACCAAACGCATCGATGCCCGCTTGGGGCGTGCTCGCACGTACAGTTCTCATCTTGTCGGTAGCTTACGGTGTGCTCTATGTGTGGAGTGTGCTTTAACTACTCATTCAAGGCGGACGGCTACGCCGCCGCTTAACTTCAGCGTTAGGCAGCGCAAACGACATGTTTTCTGTTCTGGCGAAATTACATAGATCACTGGCACTTATGTCAGTCTGCGGAGCAGTAGGAGCGATGGTCAATTTCCTGATCTTCATCGCCCCGTTTCTGCTGATCGACGGCCCACGCAGCCAAGAGTGGTTAAGTGCGTACGGGTCGGATCGAGGATCGTACATTGTTTGTGTAACTATTTTGCTAGGCGTACTTGTCTTCCCATTCGCAAGAAAGCTTCGGACGTCATGATCCTCGTAGTGGGCGTGTGACGCCCAACTACTCGTTCAAGGCGCGCGCCTCCGGCGCCGCTTAACTCCAGCATTGGATGCTACAGGGAGGTCGCACAGATGACGGATGTACAACAGAAACGCCGCTGGCCGTTGGGCACATTGTTCATTGCGATTGGTCTGCTTAACATTGCCATGTATCTCTACAGGGGACGCACTGAGTTGCATTCACTCCTGACAGGCGCTGGATTTCTACTGGTTGCTCCGCAAGTTGCCCTCCGATTTCCTCGCGGTCGCATGCTCATCAACGGGGTAGCGATGCTGGGGTTGTTGCTTATGGTTGCCAGCATCTTTGTGTACTGATAATGGCATCTAGCAATTCGTCCAAGCGGACGCCGACCGGCGCCGCTTAACTCCAGCGTTGACAACCGATAACGAAAATGATGCAACTATCGCCGATCCCTACCCCGCCCACGGATGACCTATGGAAGTTCTGTGCTATCACGGGGATTTGGATATTGTGCGGATTGTCGGTTCTTATGAGTTTCACGGTTTACGTGTTGGACAAATCGTATGACCGCACGGCGGCCGTCACACAAGAAGCCATAACAAGTTCATATGTGAGGTGCATGGATACCAGGATTGACGAACTGCGGTCGAATAAACAACAGTCTGTTGATCCCTGCGTTGAGCGCAACAACTTCCAGAACATGAGCCTCCAGGATCTGGAACACTTCAAGGAGGTCGTAAGCGCTCGGCTCCCAGGCATGGAACAGGATGTCAAAGACAATAAGTCCGACACGTATTTTAGGTGGCTCAAGCGAGCATACGTTTATACGTGGTTGCCGTTTGGTCTTGTTGCATCGCTTGTCATGGTATATCTCGGTTTCCGGGGTTGGGCTAAAGGGCAAAAGCTGGCGGCTAAGTCACTCGATTTAGATCTGCGCATCAAGGCCCAGCAGCTACGGTTACTTGAGCTCGAGGAAGCTCAGCGGCTGCTAGCAATTCGTCCAAGCGGATGGCCCTGACGGGCGCCGCTCAACTTCAGCGTTAGCCTTCACAGATTCCCCAATCAATGCCTACAGCCAATCAAATTGCAATCGTCGCGGCGGCAATCGCCTTGGGTTCCGCGGTCGTCTCTGTTCTGGCAATTTATGTCCCATGGCGAAACACCCACGATTCGGAAGTTTTCAAAGAGGCGATCCTGGCACTTGAACGGGCGTATCGAGCATTGATGCGTGGAGCGGAACCCGACAGCAGGCCAGCGTCTGATCGCTTGAACTGGCTCAGCTCAGCAAGACATATCGAATCCTACAAGTCGCTTCGAGATTCGCTCAAGACAGGCTTGTATCGCCGCTTGTGCCAAGAGCATGAAGAGCATTGGCGCCACGAGTTCTATCTACGAATCTCGAAGGATCGTATCGACCAGGTCTCGTACTACGAGAGCGGACCAATCGAACCGCGCTCGGCCATCGTGATCCATGGCTTTTCCGCCTGGAAGAATGATAGGCAAGACCCCATAGACACGCTTGACGTCGAAGCTCTTTACCAAGAGTCCGGGGTGCTGCAGGGCAACCACGGTTTGCGGGAATACTTGGCCAAGCTTCCGCAGTTCGGCGGTAAAGCCTAACCGATCCATCAGCGGACTTGCCTACCGACTGAGGTGATCGATCAATACGTCGCGGATCATGGTGCGATCCATCGCAGCAAAGCCTAGTAGACGTCGACGTGGATAGCGCACGCGCGGGCCATGTGCCGCAACCCGATCCTCGCTACCCTCCTGGTGCACGCTCGCGATCTGCCCGGCCCGGCCGGTGAGCTCGACGCTGGCGACGGCCTCGGTCGCCTTAGCCTTGAGGTATTTGGCGGTGCGCAGTTTAGTAAACATGGCGTCGCGCTGGACGCGGCCCTTTTTGCCGCGCAGCTTTTTCCGTGCCTTGCGTGGTACGAACGCAGCGCCATCGGGATTCCTCTGCGCCGCGATGCGCTGCTGCTGGCTGTGACGTAATGCGCGGCTGATGGCCAGGGCGATCGCGCGTCGGCTGGCCGGTGCGAGCTTGAGTAGCAGGCCGGTGGCCCAGTCCTCGAGCAGGACGAGATCGTCGCTCACGCCGGCGGCACGTCCCAACTCGCGATCAGCTGCTCGCGCAGGTAGACCTCCCAGTGCTCGGCGGTGAGCTTTGCCTCGGGTTGCGGCTCGTCCGCGATGCTGATGTCCAATTTGCTGCTGCCAAGGTCCTTGACGATGACGCGCTCGGTCAGTTGCAGCTTGATGCTGAGGTCGACCTTGTCGTGGTCGATGATGTCGGCCTCGTACGTGATGCCGCTTTGGCGCTTGTCGACGTTGTCGAGCAGCTCGGGCTGGTTGACACGCAGCCAGATCAGGATGGCCACCCATACGACGAGCGGATCACCGGCGAAGTCGGTGAGGATGAGGTTGAGCGTGTACGCGGTTTCATAACTGAGGCCGGGCGCGTAGGTGCTGTGCAGTGAGCCGGCGTCGATGAAGACCAGCAACCGCTCGGGATCGCGGGCGAGGTCTGGCAGCGCGGCCACGAGGGCGGCGCGCAAGCTGGCCGGTTTCTTCATGGCCTGGCACCGGGCGCGGTATTGATGCGTACCCAGTCCTGCAGCGCGGTCAGCTGAGCGGCGGTGGCGTGGCAGGTGGTGTAGTTGTTGACGACGGTGCCGGCGACGGCAGAGAGTGCAAGGCCGCTGGGCTGCGCATCAGCAGTTCCGGGGCTGCCGGGCAATATGCCCGCAGTGGCAGCGTCGTGCACGCGGGCAAAGCCAACAGGCACGAGGCAACGAGCATCCGCTTGGGCAGTGACATAGACGGGGATCTCCTGGGTGAGGGTGGCGCCGATGTCGTGCACGACCTGCACGCGATCGACGTACTGCACAACGATGTGGTCGCTGGCCTGCTTCTGCGCGAGCTGGCCCTGCGCGGTGCGTTCGCCTGCCTCGGCGGTGGTGGCGCGCGCTTCGGCGGTGGCGATGCGGTGGTGGGTGATCCACCCGTAGAGGCACAACGCGGCGATCAGCGCGACGCCGAACAGGATCTGGCGCAGCAGTGTCATGCGGCCTCCGCTGTCGCACTGAGCGCGGCGCTGTGGCGCGCGTAGGCGCTGGCCAGCTTGGCGTCGTAGAGGTTCGCCGCATAGGCCGGGCCGTTGTAGAGCTTGGCGAACGCGGCCCACTTGCGAGCGCGCAAGGCCTTGAGCAGATCCGCATCCAACTGGACGAAGCGGACGAAGGCGGTCAGGTGCTCACTCTCGCCCTTGGCGAAGGCGGCGGCCATCGCGATCGCACTGGCGTAACCGAGTGAGGTCGCGTGGTAGCCCATGATCTGGAAACGGCCCCAGCTGCAGGCGGCAGTGGCGGCCTCCGGATGAATGGTGACGGCCTGCGCCAGGCGTGCGTATTCCGCGGCGGCGCCGACGTAGCCGCCGCGCTGCGGCGAGAGGATCGATGCCGGCAGTGCAATGGTCGTCGGATCGATGCCTGCCGCCACCAGCTGCTGCCAGAACACGTGCCGCTCGAACAGGATCACCACGCGACCATCGGGTAAGAAACCACCGCGCGGGCTTTCGACCTCGATCACGGCGTTGATGGCGGCCGACTCGCAGTCGAGTGTGGCGGCAGCGGCAATGATGTCGTTCTGGGTCAGTGCGAGCGGATCGATGATGCCGGTCAATGCGGCCTGTGTGCGCGGCCCGGCGACACCGTCGACGACCTGGCCATGGCGGCGCTGAAACGCACGCACCGCGGCCTCGGTCGCGGTGCCGTACCAGCCGTCGATGGTGAGCGGCTGACCCGCGCGCACCAGCCGCGTCTGCAGCACGGTGACGTCGCTGCCGTGGTCACCGACGCGCAGGCGGTTGGGGTTGTTCATCGTGGTTCGTCCGTAGGATGGCGGCGACGTTGCCGCGGGCGGTGAGGCTGAGTACGCACAGCACCAGGGCAATGCCGATATCACCGAGATGGATGTCACCGGGTGGGTACTGGCCCAGTGCGATACCGAGTGCGGTGCTGCCGGTGGAGACGATCAGCAGCCACGCGGCGATGCTGACGATGGGTCGGTAGCGGGCGCCCTCGCGGCGGTAGAGGAAAAGACGCACGCCGGTGATGGCGTTGGTGGCGAACAGCAGCAGGGCGATCAGGTGATCCATTACGGGCCTCCGCGGCGCAGCAGGTTGCTGATCCACGCCGTGAGGTCGATCGTCTTGATGCGCTCGATCAGCTGGACGGTGAGAGCAATGACGATGGCGGCGGCGATGAAGGATGCGACGCCAGATTCCTGCAGAGGAATCTGCCGCATGAGCAGCGGGGCGGCGAGGTAACCCATGATCCAGCTGATGCCGAAGTAGGCCAGGCGCGAGCGCATGGACACCTCGCGCGCATGCAGCGCCATCAGCGCGGCACCGGCAAAGGCGCCGATGATGGCGTTGCCGTCGATGCCGGGGATCAGCGTAGCGATGCTGACGCCGGTAGCGACGAGGGCGATGGAGCTGGTGGTGGTCGGTTCGGCCATCGGTGGTCCCCTGTCAGTGCCAGAGCTGCACCAGCGCGGTCTGCGACTGCGTGGCCTGTACGGTGTCGGGCAGGTTGACGACGGTG